TCACTTTTCCCCAATAACCGGACGATCCAGTGTCGGGCTGATTTGTACCTTCCTGTCGTAGATAAGCACCTGGCTTTCTGTTTTGTGGCCGCTGAAAATCTGCTTATCCCTGCTACTACCCTCAAAATCTGAAATAGCTTTTGCCTTGATATCATGGAATGTGTAATCCAGCTGTCGGCCCAGTTCACTTTGTGCGGCGCGTACAGCTTTTAACCAGCGATTATTGAACGTCTTGTGGATGAACTGACCACGATTGTTGTTGTAGAGAACCAGCGCGTCAGGTGACAGTTTTGGACATTCTGTCTGTGCTGTTTTCAGCGCTTGCTGAAGGCGAGGTGTCCAGACCTTAATCTGTTTTTTTCCGGTCTTTCCTTGCTGGATAAAAATACCCTTATCAGAAACTTGCATCCAGCGCAGAGCGAGTACGTCAGCTTGCCGGGCGGCGCACAGGTAAGAAATTTCCATTGCAGCCCTGACAACGTGATCAGCATGCTTATAAATAGCCAGGTAGTCTTCGTCAGTGATGTATTGCTCGCGAGCCTTGAGAGAGAATTTACTGACGCCAGCACACGGATTTCCCTTAACGTAACCGCGTTCATATCCCCAGCGGTAAACACGTGACATACTGCTCATCTCCTGGTTGGCCTGGTTTTTACTTTGCAGTCCACGACGATCCATAAACTGACGCACATCTTCTGGCTTTATTACATCAGCTTTAACTTTACCAAACACGGCAAGTAATTTTTTCTGATGTTGTAAATAATCCCGCTGGGTTCGTATTGCAAGCTCGGTGTAGTAGGCGCTTTTAAGAAACATTCCCCAGAGCTTTTCAAACGTCATTACATCTGAGTAATTGCGCCGTTCTTCCTCGTACCGTTTCCATAATGCCGACATAGTGAGTGTGATTGGCCCCAGTGTCACAGTTTCCCGCGACGTGGGTTTGTAGTAGTAACGCGTTTTTGTTTTGGATACGCGCGGCGGCAGTTTGTTATCTCCAGGATCCTTTCTTCTGCGCCCCATTTAAATAGCTCCGAAATCGGGTTTTTCTTCTGTTCTGGTCTGTACGGTGATCTGTCCGTTCAATACAGCGTTAATGTGCGTCCAGGTCACCATCGGGCGACCTTCCCGGTCGGGTATGTACGAGACGCCGCCGCGGTCAAGGATTTCCCTTTGTTTGGATGCCTTCTGATAACCGGTAAACTCAATCAGTTCTGCGTCTGTTAGCAGATCGTTTTCTCTGGTCATGTTGGTCTTTCCTCATCATCCGGTAACCGCATTGTTTAAGCATCCGGATCTCCTTTCTGCGCCAGCAGGTAGCAGAGGCGGCGGATTAAAACCTCAATCCGGTTGAGCGGGACGGCCTGCTGTCGAGCTGGTTTACGTGCGAAATCAATCATTCTCACCCTCGTTTGCCTTATCGCCGGCCAGCGGAACGTTTATCACCTTCTGCGCGTTAACTTTTCCACCTCATTCCGGTCTTCGTATGCCCCGGACGGCTACTTCGTGGGCGTCCTGCCTCGGTGGTTCGTTGTTGCTATGGAATAAGTAAAGCATCATTTTACTTCTTAGTCAACTTATACGGAATTAAAGCGTAAAGCAAAGCTGTACAACAAGCATGTTCATTTTTGGACTATGTTTAGCAGCTCAATATGTATATGATTAAAAAAACATCAGTAAGAGGTGGTTATGGAACGCGATGAGCTGGAAGAAGACCGTGCGACATTCATTGCGGGTGAGATTGGCGGCGCAGTGGTCGAATTGATAATCGACGGCGTAGTGATCAGCCGCGATGCAACAGTTAAACGTCTGAAGGAGAAGAGGAGGTGAGTCGGGAACGTTATTCACAAAGGTGTATTACGGGATGCAGCAGCTATGGTGAGGAAAGGGCAGTAAATACCCGGCGCGGTGGCCGGGTTGGATTCATAAACTAAATTACTGAAGCATTGACGCAGCGTTTAACATCTTCTCATAATAAAAATTCATATCTTCTTTACTGTACGCGTTTATAAGGTTATCTGCATGTTTTTCAAGAAGATTTATTTGCTGTTTTGCTGTTTTTTCTTGTGCTGTAGTTTCCGCTGCATAAATAACAAATGAGTCAATATTATATTTGTAAATTTCACATGCTTTTGAAATTGTTAAAGCACTCACAGCAGCCTCACCCATTTGTTTTTTAAAATTTTCTGAACGGAAATCTAAAGTTTCAGTCAGATGGTATTTGCCGTTCTTAAGCAAGAAATCTGCAACTAAACCTTCGTCATCGCTTATAGGATAGTTAGCAACAATCTTGTGCTGATAAAGGTCTTCAGAGTATTTGCTAAAGATTCCGTGCTGCATGAAGGTTGACTTTATTTCAAAGAAAACTTTTCTTTTCAGTTGCTTGTGAGATTGTTTCTGTGGATTTACTAACCTATTCATCAAATCAGTAATTTTTGTTTCGTAATTATCATTGCTTTGAATGGTAAACATACCAAAAGAAGATAGTGATAACGATCCCTTAAAAAGGCAGGGAAGAAGTTCAACGTCATTTATTTTGTGTGACAAATCAAAAAGTGAGTTTGAAAGATCTTCCAAGTAATTTTGTGAAAGACCTTTATCAATTGCTTTAAGCTTTGAAACTGAATTAAGCATGCGTACGTCTATGTCGGAGTCGTGGTAAACGATCAAGCCAACGTTAATCGTTTCACCTTTCTCAAGATTAGGCGTAACTCTGATTAAGCTGTATTTGAAGGTTTTCAAGAGGTTATCTCCAGTCTTATAGCGTTTATTCGCTCAATTCTTTCCTCACTATCCCACCACTTCAGAAAATATTCTTTATGCATTGGTGGCATCCATGCGACAGGCATGGACTCTAGTATATCAGAGATTGTAGCAACTCCAATTTTCTCAATCTTGTCAAGTATTGACAATGCGCACATTCTTAATTCTGGTGTATCGCCGACAAATTGCTTAGCTATAGACCAGTTTGTTGATGTGCTTGAGTCCGTAGGAAGTGTGTGCGGGGTGCTACGTGGCCAACCGATAACAAAAGAACTCAAGCTAAAATCGAACGTTTTTACTATGATATGACCGCGCGTATTCTCCATGTAAAGATAATTATTGAGATGGCGATCAATGTTGTACACGAATTGGTCAAATGCATAAATTGCCCATAGCTGTTTTTTCAATGACTCAGAGGCGTTTGCCAGCAAATTGATCCATTGCGGGCCGTTAAGTCCTGACTTCCATGCAGAAAACTCAATGCGAGAGCCAAATACATACTCGCCATCAGCAATACACTTAAGAACCTTACAAACAGGAGTTGCAATACCACACCTTTCAGCCAAATTTGTGCAAAACCACTCTGCAGCAGGTACTTGAGTTGGGTTTTGTACAGGAAAAGGAGGTGCAGTTTTCATACTTTTAACCGCATACTCCATCTCATCAGTGGCAATGGCAAAACCAGAAAGATGCACAGTACCCAAGTTCGATGGGGTATATTCATTGAACTCTAATTCAAATAAACTTCCTTGTTCCGGGTCCGGTTCGCTATTGTTTGGATCTTGTTCTTCTGTCATCTGCTTTTTACCCCACAAAGAAGACATGTAAACCTCATGAAATTAAATTATCTCTATAATATTCTTAGCTTTTTTCTATTCCGGTCTCTCATGGCGAGCATAGCCAAGTTTTCTCCCCATGCTTCATGTTCGTAAGCGGGGCAGTTCTAGTTTGTTAGGCTTCGAAATGTGTGGTTGAGCAGAGCCTAACTAGGGTAGTTACTCCACATCGCCCTTAATCCGCCGCCCCATATACTTGGCGTACAGTTCATCGAGCTCCTTCAGGCGCAGGGATACGATTCGCAACATGTTCTGTTGTTCTTCTTCCGGTAACTGGCGATAGAGCTCAAGCAGGCGCTGTTCGTCAGGTTTAAGTCCGTCTTTCTCTCCGACATCCTCACCAAGCAGCCACGGAACTGATACGCCAGCAGCATCAGCAATAGCTAATGCGGAGCTTTTGCTAATTCTTCCTGTTTTGAACCAACTGGAAACTGCTTGCTTGCTGACACCAGCTACCCTGGCCATCTCTGTTTTAGAGAAACCCTTCTTATTTAACTCTGCCAGCCTGGAGATCAGGCCATTCGTCAGTGTGTTATCGCTCATCGCCTCATTGTAAATGATTGCTTTACTTGTAGGTAGGCATGCTATGTTTGACTTGTTGGTAAAATGATGCTTTACTGTTGTCATCTAAGGAGGTCCTATGACTGGTATTGAAAAAGCAATTCAAAAATTTGGAACAGGGGCTGCTCTTGGAAGAGCGCTTGGATTTTCAAAAATGACAATTTCCAACTGGAAAAAGACCGGGATTCCACCCGATCACATTCGTTCAGTTTTCGAACTTACAGGTGTTACGCCACATGAGTTACGGCCTGACTTGTATCCAAATCCAACAGATGCATTACCAAGCCAAGAGGCATCAGCCAAATAACCATAGAGGATATTTACCCATGGAGAACGCAATTGCACGAAAGTTAGACCCACCAGAAATCAACCCGATTGAGATAGAGAGTGTCCTGCTCAACCGGCTTGCATCAGTAGGGCAGAAATCATACGCCGAGCATATGGGCATCAGCGAGTCGACAGTCAGCAGGCGTAAAGCTGAGGGATATTTCTGCAACATGGCGAAAGAGCTGGCTTTTCTTGGGATTCAGGCCGCGCCACCGGAAGCGGTACTGGTATCCAGAAACTATCTCACAGCAGTAGAGATTCTCGCTGATGCCGGGCTAAAGGCTGAACGAGCCAGGCCGGATGCGCTGGGGTGGGACTGAAAATGGCAGCAACCAAAAAGGCGAAAGCCGCGGTGAGGGGTCACCAACGGCTTTCAGGTGGAATTAACTGGATCAATTCACAGGAGTAATTATGGCAAACACTGCCGAAGTAATCAATTTTCCTGTGCCTGACGTGGCACCTAAGGAGCCGCGCGTGGCAGATCTCGATGATGGCTATACGCGCCTGGCAAATGAACTTCTGGATGCCGTGATGTGTTCTGGTTTGCCGGAGACTGAGCTGTGCATCCTGATGGCCGTATGGCGCAAAACGTATGGATACAACAAGAAAATGGACTGGATCAGCAACGAGCAGCTAGAGGAGATGATTCAGAAGCATCATACCCATTGCTCGACAGCAAAAAACAGTCTGATCAGGAAGAAGGTTCTGATTCAGGAAGGCCGCAGGGTTGGTATGAATATCCATATTTCCGAATGGCAAACTAAAAATAACGGATTCTGCAAAACATTAGCCAAACCTGCTAAGAAAACCTTAGCGGAAGTTGCTAACGCACCTAAGCAGAAGTTGCTAACCACAAAAGACAAACTAACAAAAGACAATATTAAAAGATCTACGTCCGAGAATTCTGACGAATCCTCTGACAATCCAGGAAAGAAACCTCATGTTCTAAAACCAGAAGCGGCGATTCAGAGAGGCAACAAGTGGGGAACTGCTGAAGACCTAACTGCTGCCGAGTGGATGTTTGACCTGATAAAAACCATTTCTCCATCAGCCAGAAAACCTAACCTGGCAGGATGGGCTAACGATATACGCCTGATGCGTGAATGTGACGGACGAACACATCGCGACATGTGCGTGCTGTTTCGCTGGGCGTGCCATGACAGCTTCTGGGCTGGCAATGTCATTAGTCCGGCAAAGCTCCGCGAAAAGTGGACTCAACTCGATATCAACCGCAACAAGCAACAGACTGGCACAACTGCCTCTAAGCCAAAACTTGACCTAAATAACACTGACTGGATTTACGGAGTGGAGCTATGAAAAACATTGCTGCGCAGATGGTTAATTTTGACCGTGAGCAGATGCGCCGTATTGCCAACAACATGCCGGAACAGCATGACGATAAGCTGCAAGTTGAGCAGGTTGCTAAGGTCATCAATAACGTGTTTAGTCATCTTATGGCCGCGTTCCCTGCTACCACGGCTAATCGCAGCCAGGCCGAGATGAACGAAATCCGGCGCCAGTGGGTTCTGGCTTTCCGTGAGAACGGCATCACCACCATGGAGCAAGTTGCGGCCGGAATGCGTGTCGCCCGCCGTCAGGAACGTCCGTTTCTGCCATCGCCGGGACAGTTTGTAGCGTGGTGCCGTGAGGGGAGTGGAGCACTCGGGGTCAGTGTTGACGACATCATGGGCGAATACTGGCGCTGGAGAAAGCTGGTTTTCCGTTATCCGACAGGTGAGCAGTTCCCATGGAGAGATAAAAATCCGCTGTATTACCACGTCTGCCTGGAGCTGCGCCGCCGTGGAACTGAGGGGCAATTAAGTGAAATGGAACTTATCCGGGCCGCTGGCGACATCCTGCATGACTGGGAAAAGCGAGCTCTTGCAGGTAAACCCATACCGCCTATTCGTCGCGCTTTAGCCGCGCCGTCGCGGGATCGCGGTCTAACGCCAGCCGAGATGCTAATGGCTAAATACAAACAACGCAAAGACGCCGGTCTGATTTAACAGGAGCAACCAATTGAGCATTCTCACCATTCTAGATGTCGGTCTTGCCTTAATGGGGTGGCTGTTCATCATGTTCAGAGCGGGTCAGTGGTTTATCTCCGTTGCGCTAAAGCAATGGGATAAGCGCAGAAAGCAATCTCGTCGGCAAAAAGCAGTAAACGAATTTTACGATGCGTTTGACCTGTCCAGTATCGAACCTGGTACAACGGTTCGCCTAACGACTAAAGGCGATCTGACAATCATGATGTTTCGCCGGGAGGCCGCCCAATGAGCAACATCGACAAACAGGCGCGGGAGCAACTGGAAGCCGCAGAACGCAGCATGGCAGAACAAAGCGCGATTGTAGCTGCTGCTGAAAAACTGGTCCGTTGCAAAGGTCGTTATCACAGCGAACTGAACTACCGGGCGCTTGCAAAACTGTTTGGTGTCATTACGCCGGATTTACCACCACTTGAGCATGAAAACGTTCAATGCGCAGACGCTGCTGAAGGGTTTCGTATCGCGCTGGCATCGTTGGAATCCATGACACCAGAAAAGCGGGCGAAACATGACGCCAGTATAGAAGCATTCAAAGAGATGTTGCCGCAACCAGCACCGGTAGACAAAGAATTTATCCCTAAAAACCTGGACAAGGCGTTGGGTGTTGTTGGTGTTGCGTTACCTGAATCAAAGGAAGAGTTTAATTTCCAGATAGAGCGCTGGATACAGCGTCTCATTGATCGGGTTATTCGTTATGCCGATGAATTCAAAGAGCAGCCAGCGCCGGTAGTGCCGGATGAGTGCCCGGCTGAGTTATTGGCGTTCTGTGAGCAGGTGATTGATAGCCGTATCACCGCAAACGCAAAAGCTGATGAGCTATGGAACGACTGCCGCGATGCCATGCTTAATGGCGATACTTTTCGGGGAAACTCAATTTCGTCAACCAATAATTTTCGGGGAATCGCGGAAACGTCAACCAACTCTCAGGTAATTCCGGATGGCTGGATAAGCTGTAGTGAGCGGATGCCTGAGCAAGGTGCTTACATTTCAGCGGTGTCAAGGCATGGTGAATACGTAGCCGGGCAAGTTATTGACGACTGGCTAGATCTGCATGATGGAACATCATTCGGACTTGATGAGGTGTATCTATGGATGATGTTGCCTCCACTGCCAGCAGCACCACAAAAGGAGGTTAAGTGATAGGCGTCAAGAGCAAGAGGGAGAGGTTAGCATAAACATTAATCAAGGCTCTTATGGGCTTTTTATTCTATTATAAACGGACTTTTTTTGAGGGTGATACCATGAAGCCGAAGAAGCTAAATGCTGAGCAGCAATATCAAACAGACCTTGAATTGGTCAAGAAGAAGCCCGCAAATCGTACCGAGGCAAAAGCTCATTTGGCAGCGCAGTTACGGATTAGCAAGTACAAGGCGCAGAACTCTTCCAAAATTCGCGTTGGCAGTTTCAGGGGAAGAAAGAAGGTGCATTTCAGTAAGGCCGAAGAAGATGCCAGGGCGGCACTAAATAAAGCAAATGCCATTAGATTTTCTGAAGGGGAGGTTGAATCCGTTGATACAGATCGAATCTCTGAGAGTAATAAACGCTGGCGTGGGAGAACTGCTGACTAATGTCTGACTGGAATATTGCAGCACAATCAAAAGACAAGCAGGACAACGAGGCGCTCAGTTTTACCTACGAATACGCGTTTGCCCCGGAAAACCGCTACAAATACTAACCCGTTGCGGCGGGTTGGCGGGAGGGTAGATTATAATTAAAGCCCACCCAGATGGGCTTTTTAGCAAGGTTTATCCGAGAGCGCCGTAAAACCCCGTTCTTTTAGGTCGGGGATATAAGGCGTGCGTGCCCTTGATCTTCTAACTAACCAAGAATTCCCTTCTTTTAGGGAGGGGAGTGTCAATCAGGAATGTGTATTATAAATCCACTTATGTCCCAGGTATCCATCGGGACGTGATACCCTAATTCTTTCAAGCGATTAAATGTTGGCTGGAAAACGGATAGATAATCATCTTCGTTTAGACCCTCAAGATCTAAATCGTCGAGCTCGACACTGAAACTAGAGTGTCCTAGCTTTATTTTTTTACTTATCTCGGCGAATGTTCTCTTAAAAATGATTCTGGAAACTTCTTCTTTTGCTTTTTGTATGATAGCGACGGCCTCTTTGGCTGAAATCTGTTTATCAGCAGGGATTTCTCCTACAAAACTACCTTCTAATCTTTGAACAATCTCTGCGTTCATTGATCGGCCATTTCCCTTAGCGGCAACTTCAATTTTCTCTTTTAATTCAATTGGAAGTCTAATACGCAACTGCGGATCTTCTCTGCTCATTTTTCACGAACACCTTAGAAAGTTCACAATATGTAAATTATGCCCCACCGTGGGGTTGACAGCAATGACGCACGGTGTGACAATCAAATTGCCCCACCGTGAGGCAATTTAAGGGGGTGGAGATGGAAAAAGCAAAAGACATGTATCAACGCAAGGTTCGTTTTCCAGAGGATGTAAGGAAGGCGATTGAAAGAAATGGGGAAGAAGAGTGTCGGCAGTTCAACACGGAACTTATTTATCAATTGAGGAAAGTGTACGGACTGGTTAGAGAGAAGAATGCTAGGACATAAAAATGGCGAAGCCCAGCAGTGCGCTAACACTAACCGGGCCTCTATCGAAGATAACCGCAAAGGAAATATCGACATGCCTAATTTAGCAATAAAACCTACTGAATGCACTATCAACGTCCCGTTTTACGGTTCTGAGCTTTATGTGGTTAACCATAACGACGAGCCGTACACCCCAATGAAACCGATCGTTGAGGGTATGGGCATGGATTGGAAAAGCCAATTCATCAAATTAAAACAGAGATTTAAAACCTGCGTGGTGGATATCACCATTCAGCTACCCGGGGATAACCAACGGCGTAGTGTTATCTGCCTCGCCTTGCGTAAGTTGTCCGCATGGCTAAACACAATCAGCCCAAACAAGGTTCGTCCAGAAATCTGCGAGCGCGTTATTCGTTATCAGGAAGAGTGTGACGATGTGCTCTATGAATACTGGACTAAGAGGCAGGTAATTAACCCGCGCAAATCGGAAACGAACGTTGACGATCGTACTCCATTGCGCGGCCTGGTAAACCGCATCATGGGTAAAACCGGTATTCACTATCAGACCCTTTACAAAATGATCCACCGAGAGTTTGGCGTGAATCATATTGATGAATTGACAGGGAAACTGATTGCTGAGGCGATGGAATACCTTGCGGGGAAAGTTCTGGAAGGTGAGTTATTACCAAAAGACCAAGGCAGATCCACGCTTTCATCCGCAATCCCCAAACATGGGCCTGGTAGGGTACTGCTTAACCTGAATGAAAACGGTCAGGTTAAGGACACTTATCCGTTAACTGAGGATCAGGTAGTCATGTCATTTGATGCATTTGTCAGCTATTTCAGGAAAAAGGGATGGGTAGTGGCCCCAAGGGATGAGGTAGCAAAAGGAATAATGGGGGCAATACAGGTTTTATCGTAGCAAAAAAGAAAAACCGCCAGTTGCTGCTGGCGGCCTATGTCACAAACCCTATCATCACATAAGGAATGTCGAATGACTTGTAAGAATGTAGCAAAGCTCGGATCTGTTGTCACGGATAAAACCATTGATAGCCAGTACCTGCTTGAGATGGTAAATCACGCTCGTAAACAGTGCGGTGAAAAAGAAGTCCGCAACAACGACTTTATTGGACGTATTAAGGATGAGCTTGAAGGTGAGCACTACGAAATTTTCGTAGTTCAAAAAGCAAACAAAACAACCTCTGAAAAAATTGTTATGTCAATTAAGCAAGCCCTTCGAGTGGCCGCTCGTGAATCAAAAGCGGTGCGTCGCTCCCTGGTCGATAAACTGGAAGACATGCAATCCATCCAGATTCCTGCGCAAAGTAATTCCGGTCTTTCTGAATACCGTCTTGCAAAGGCCGAACAGTTGAAAGCGCTGGCGCTGGAGAAAAATATCGTATCCGCTCGTAAGTTGATGGTGATGCTGCCCCGTCTTGACCCTATGTCCCACCAGACGCTGGCGGCTTCGCTGATTAATCCGATTATCGGTTATGACGCGATCCCCTTACCAGTGATTGAAGAGCATTACTACACCGCAGCGGAAGTGGGTGAGAAAATCGGTGTCAGCGCCAATAAAATCGGTCGCATCGCTAACGCAAACAACCTTAAAACTGAGCAGTACGGCAAGTTCTTCCTGGATAAATCCGCGTACTCCAGTAAGCAGGTCGAGGCGTTCCGCTACAACACAGAAGGGATCGAGGCGCTCCGCCATTTGATTCAAGGTGTTGATGTGGCATAAGAATCACAACTCAGAAAGTCTAACCCGCCCATTGCTGGGAATTCCTCGGCAATGGGCGGGTTTTCCGCTTAAAATCTGATATGAAACAACATGCTAGCTTTTGCAAAAAGTGCTATTCACCTCTTGAATATTCTTTCTAACATGTATACTGTGTTTATATACAGTAGTTAAATGTAGAGGGAATTATGAGAATTGAGCTTGTTATCAGCCGGACAAAACAGCTTCCGGAAGGTGCCGTTCCTGCACTTGAAAAAGAATTAATTACCCGTCTCCAGAATCAGTATGAAAACTGCAACTTAACCATCCGTCGAGGCAGTCAGGATGGTCTGAGTATCATCGGCGCCGCTGATGGCGATAAAAAACGTATACAGAGCATTCTGCAGGAAACGTGGGAAAGCGCTGACGACTGGTTTTATTAACATTGCGCTTAATGCTGGCGCGCATTTTTCAGAATACCGCAATTTGCGTATCCCTTTGATGCTGCTGCCGACAATTTTTAACCGCGTCTGTACATCGCCTGAAGGGAGAACAAAAATTGAGTAATTCAGCTTTGCAAAAGTCAGAAGATAGCTGGTATGACATTGTAAGAAGATCTGATGGCTGCGTGGTGTTTAGCTTTCCATCATCAGGCAGGCATCTTATCTATCGTGTAAATGGCATGGTATCTATGCGTCCTTTGCTGGATGATGAAGAAGTTTTTACTCCCAACGGTTTTGTGCATTTTATTCGCCGTCTCGGCTACCGGGTAACACCACCTTCTGATAATATGAAATCAACGGCCTGAACAACCGTTAACCTTCTGCGCCACGGAGAACACCATGGCGCACGAATTACAACTCATCAAGCAGTCATCTGGAATTCTGATCCCCGCAACGCCGGAGACCAGTGATATTCTGCAATCAAAAATCAAACTCGGCGCCGTGCTGGTGGCTGAGTTCCGTCAGGTGAGGAATCCTGCATTCCATCGCCGCTTTTTCGCGTTGCTTAATCTTGGGTTTGAATACTGGGAACCCACCGGCGGCGCCATTTCTGCCAATGAGCGCAAACTGGTAAACGGTTATGCAAAGTTTCTCGCTGCATATGGCGGGAATGAAAGCGCATTACTGGATGCGGCTGAACAGTATCTGGAACAGATTGCAAACCGCCGGGTAACAAACGGGATTAGCCTGTGTAAATCATTCGATGCCTACCGCGCATGGGTGACGGTTGAGGCTGGTCACTATGACGCCATCCAGTTACCGGACGGCACCCTTCGCAAACATCCCCGCAGCATCGCTTTTTCCAGTATGGATGAGGTCGAATTTCAGCAGGTGTATAAATCTGCGCTTGATGTTCTCTGGCGCTGGATTTTATCACGTACATTCCGTACTCAGCGCGAGGCCGAGAACGCTGCCGCCCAGCTCATGAGCTTTGCGGGGTGATGGCGATGAAATACTCCTGGTTCCATCATCACGACTGCACAACCGAGCAGGCCGACACGCTGATATCGGATTATCAGAAGCGGGGCGTAAGGACAGAAAAGAGCCTGAACCCTGACTTCATTACCTGGACTGTCAGCGCGAAATTACCTGAATATGCACACCGGGAGCGGACGCCAAAATCCTTACGCCAAAAGGTCTGGGGGTGAACATGGCTATTTATCGCAGTAAAAAGTGGCTTGCTGGTGGTGCCAGTTTGACTGCTCCCCGGCCTGAAGGCCGGGGTTTCCCGGAGGTATTCTGATGAAGCCTGAAGTTATTGAGTCCCTTCGGTGGCGTACCGAATCCTTCACAATTACATCCGTATTCAGCAAAATGTAGGGGAAAATAAGTGAAAAATTTATCCTGGATACGCCAGCAACTGATCACGGCGACGGCAGATCTAAGCGGTGCAACAAAAGGGCAGCTTATGGCCTGGCTGGAGAACGCACAATTTGACACGAAAACCTATCCCCGAAAAAAACAGCGCATCCGTGATGAAGTGACCGGGAAAATAATAACGCTGAATAACCCTCCGATTCCGGGTAAGCAATCACTGGCGAAAGGAAGCGCAATTCCGCTTGTGCAGCCGGTAGAATACGCCACTTCCTCATGGCGTCGGGCGCTTTTGTCACTTGATGAACACTACAAGGCCTGGCTGCTGTGGAACTACAGTGCAAACACTTGCTGGGAGCATCAGGTTGATATAACCCGCTGGGGCTGGAGTGCGTTTGCGGCGCAACTCGACGGAAAGAAGATGGCCGGTAAAACACAGGAACGACTCCGGGCGTTAATCTGGCTGGCGGCACAGGATGTCAAATCTGAATTAGCCGGGCGTGAGGTTTATCAATATAAAGAGTTAGCGGGACTGGTAGGCGTTAGCGAAAAGAACTGGTCAGAAACCTTCACCAGACACTGGCTGACCATGCGTGCGGTATTTCTGCGTCTTGATCAGGCGTCTCTTTTGAGTGTATCGAAGACGCGATCGGAGCAGGTCGCATTCAATCAATACGCACTTAATTGACACAAACAGGCATCCGGGGCTATATTCCCGGAACGCCAGCAAAATCTGGCGTCGGGATTGGCGTCCCGGATGTTAAGAGGCGACACCAGACGCGCCAGCGTCTTTTTTATTGTCGTTTGCACAGTCACATCTTCGCATTATGGTGGGCTGTGTGGGGGCGGAGAAATCCGCGCCGGTTCCTCTTACCCGGTTACGCCAACCCTGCACAGTTCACCACCCATCGATTGGCGTCGTTGGTGGTGATTATCTCAGTTAAGAGGGAATTACCATGACAACTCAAATTTCTGCCGAAACTCTTGCTCCGATTACCCATCACCAAATCCCCGTCATTACCACTGAGCTGTTGGCGCAACTTTATGGAACTGAAACAAACAATATCAAAGTAAATTTCAGTCGAAATTCAGATCGTTTTGTATGCGGGAAACATTACTTCAAGATTGAAGGAGATGAACTTCGCGCTATGAAGCACGAGGTTACTCAAAGTAACTCTGTGAAAATTGCCCGTAATGTTCGATCCCTCATTCTCTGGACAGAACGCGGCGCAGCCCGCCACGCGAAGATGCTCGAAACCGATCAGGCTTGGGAGGTATTCGAGAAACTGGAGGATTACTATTTCAGCCGGAAGCAACCTGTTCCAGCACGTCAGTCCCATCCCGCGATTCCATTTCCAAAAGAACGGCGTTTCATTGTAACAGTGTTCCCTGACGGAACTGCTGATACCCAACCTTTGCCTGACGACGTATTTGTCGGCAAAATATCGAGCATATTAAGTGATCTTCGCCAGATGGGGTGGATAGTGATTAAGCGTGACCGGCTGGTTGAAACGCTCGCGACATGGTGACTGCAAAACTGGATTAAAACGGCTATATTTCGTGTAAATCTGATATTGTTGTTATAGTTTCAATCGTCGACCAAACAAATTCAAGCCTCGCCAACGTGCGGGGCTTTTGCGTTTTAGGGGGCTCTCATTCGCGGGCCTTTTCTATTCAACAGGCTTTGAATTGTGGCTTCTTGTGCACGTCGCCACAAGAGCCTGAATCGTATTGCCGCCAGTTGCGCATAACGTTCTGGAATCATACTCACGTGACCAGTGGCATAACCAATTTTCCAGGTCATCCACTGAGTAATCTTTACGGGCCAAACCCTCTGCGATGGTTACGACCTCATCACTCGGTGCTGTAAGCTCATATCCGTTCAGCAACAGGAATACGTAACCTGCCATCATAGCGGTGCGTTTGTTTGCGTTTGCGAATGGATGATTCTGGATCAGGCTTTCAATTAGAACAGCAGACAGACGAAACATATCGTCTGTCTGCTCATAATATCGAATGGTACTTGGCCGGGACTGGGAAGAACTGAGGTTGTTCGGATTCAGTACGCCTATCGGTTCATTGGGCGTCTGAATCTCAATCAGAGACCTGTTGATGTAAACGATATCTTCAATGGAAAGATAATTGACTCCTTCAACATACTCTATCGTCATCCGTTTTTACTCAGACCTTTGAAAGTTCTTCCATCGCCTTCTCGTAACGAGCAAACCCAAACTCAAAGGCGTTTTTAACTTGAGCAGTATGTGAACATGCTTTGCTGATCGCTGCACGAGGTTTCGCCACCGTGGATTTGTCACGAGGCGGAATGTACAAGCGATCTGCCTTTTTTAATGCGTGACCCATGATTATCACCCTCATGCACGTTTGGCAGTGCTTTCTCAAATTGTAAATTTTAGGATGTAAACACATCCAAAGAATTTATGACTACTTTAAGTGGTTGAGGACAATTTAATACCATTCGTCATATTTGAGCAATGGGCCTATGTCTGAAGATAGAAGCAAGTTCGACGAAAATTGCATTGGACACTTTGCAAGTTAACGACATTTTCGCAGAACTACCCCTCATGTAATAGTAAACTATTGTCACGTTCTCAGGAGATAGTCTGAGCCTATGACTCGACTAGAGTGAACACAATGCCGATAAATAGCACTTTTTGCACAAAAATCATGTCCTGGTTGGAATGCACAACGCCCAACATTGCTGTGGTATTACGCCCCCAGTGACTGCTCCCCGCCCTTCAGGGCGGGGAGCAGTCACGGAACATTGTTACAACGAAACGCCGTTCTTTTGGAAATGGAATCGCGGGATGGGACTGACGTGCTGGAACAGGTTGTTTCTGGGTGAAATAGTAATCCTCCAGTTTCTCGAATACCTCCCATGCCTGACGACGTATTTGTCGGCAAAATATCGAGCATATTAAGTGATCTTCGCCAGATGGGGTGGATAGTGATTAAGCGTGACCGGCTGGTTGAAATGCTCGCGACATGGTGATTGCAAAACTGGATTAAAACGGCTATATTTCGAGTAAATCTGATATCGTCGCCATAGCTTCAATCGTCGACCAAACAAATTCAAGCCTCGCCATCGTGCGGGGCTTTTCTGTTTGTGCCGTCCGGAATAATCCCACTGAGTTTTGTCGTTAATCCACCGGGTGGCCTTCCTGCTTCACACTGAGCCATTCGAGCTATCGAAAGAGAGGTTTTGACTGCTCCACGACCTTCAGGGCGGGAAGCAGTCGATTCTTTTTCTTAATTTAAATGAGAGGTTGAATATCATGAAGAAGATTTTTTTTGCTTTTGCATTGGTAATGATGGCTGGTGCGAGTAATGTCTATGCAACGGTTAATAACTGGTATCTGAAAGACACTACGAAATATGAGAATGTTAAAATTACGAATGTTTTTTATGCTCCTTATTTACACTCGCCAAGGATTTGTGCATATTTCACTGCATCATCAGGTGGTTCAAATGTTACTGGGTGCGCGGTGGCTGATAATGGCTATTATCAGAAGAATGCAGGACAGACATCACCTTTCATGGAAATTTTTGATACTGTAAAATATTTTTATACAACAGGTGAGAAAATATCTGTTTATATAAGAATAAATGCATTTTCGCACTTTGATTCAAGCGTGTCACAAAATGAAATCGTGGCTATCGGGACCTGTAATCAGTGGTGTTTTGGAGAGATAATTAAATAATTTTTATAATATACCATAAGGAAATATGATGACAGGTTATTCTCGTTTCTTAAGGCTGGGGGTATACCTTATGTTTGCGTATAGCCCTTTTTCATCTGCTGTCGATTTTGTTTATCGTGTGGACTCGAGACCTCCGGATGTTATTTTTCGGGATGGCTTTAGTTCTCACGGTAATAACAGAAATCTTCAGCAACATATCAGAGGTGACTCCTGTGCCGCCGGTAGTCGGGACAGTAACTATATTGCGACCACCTCAGATATTAATGAGACTTATAATATAGCCCGAGTATATTATTCTAGGGCAACATTTAGTGGCAGATTGTACAGATACAGAATCCGTGCAGACAATAGTTTCTATAGCCTTCCGCCGTCTGTCGCTTATATTGAGTCACGTGGTGTCCAGTTTAATCATTTTGAGCGAGTGATGATGCGGTTGCAAAGTGAGTATGTAGCCGTAAATTCTATCCCAATTGAAAATATCCAGGAAGCAGTTGAGCTTGTTTACGACAGAAATACAAGCCAGGTAAGAGACGGGCCTGGAACATCAAATTCCCGTTATTTACGAGTGAGTACACAATCAAATCCAGGGGTAATACCCAACTTACCAGTACCACAGGTCAGTACCCGGGAAAGGATTAGTGCATTTGGTACTTTAATCAGTGCTTGTTTTTCAATGAGAGGAGTGCGCAGGGATGATACACGTATTAATTCTAATTACTATGAAATGGAGTTTTACGACGCGCGGGGAGTTTTAACGGAATTATTGAAGTGACTGCTCCCCGCCCTGAAGGCCGAGGTTTCCCGGAGGCATTCTGATGAATAGAGAATTTGACAAGTGACTTTCAGGAAAATGTCTCGCACTAGCGGGGCATTTTTACCCGGCTTTTCGCGGAAAGCCCCTTCCTTTTAGGTAGGGGATATAAGGCGCTCTCGGATAAATCAGCCCGTGAAGCCTGATCCTATTTCCCCTCAATTCTGAGAGGACTCACAGCAATTAAGAGGGGGATGAATGTCCGAACCTGTATCCAGTGCGACAGTGTTGGCTGGTGGAGTAATGGGGGCCAGTGTATTCGGCCTGGCAACCGGAACCGATTATGGTGTGGTATTCGGCGCTTTTGCCGGCGCGGTATTTTATGTCGCCACGGCAACCAACATTGGACGCATCAGGCTGGTCGCTTATTTTATTACATCATTTATTGTGGGAGTGCTTGGCGCCGGGCTGATAGGTACTAAGCTTGCGGCAATAACGCATTATGAAAAACCACTGGATGCTCTTGGCGCAGTGATTATTTCTGCAATGTGTATAAAGTTTCTCACTTTTCTTAACAGTCAGGATCTGAACAGCCTGTTCAGTATTCTTTCTCGTATCAGGGGAGGGGGATCAAATGGTAGCAAATGACCCTTCTGCAGTTCTGAATGCCGTAATTTGTGGGGTAATAGTAATCGTTCTGATGTTTTACCGACGCGGTGATGCGGCACACCGCCCCCTGATTTCGTTACTGGCCTATGTCATGGTGCTGGTATATGCCAGCGTCCCTTTCCGGTTTGTTTTTGGTTTATATGAATCATCCCACTGGCTGGTGGTGATGGTGAATATCCTTATCTGCGCCGCTGTGCTGTGGGCTCGCGGTAATGTGGCGCGTCTGGTCGATGCACTGAGGCACTGATGGATCAACAACAATTTCAGCAGGCGGCTGGTATCAGCGCCGGGCTTTCTGCGCGCTGGTTTTCGCACATTGATGCGGCAATGAGCGAATTCGGTATTACTGCGCCACTGGATCAGGCCATGTTTATTGCACAAACAGGACATGAATCAGCAGGATTTACTGTTCTGAAGGAAAGCTTCAATTATTCGGTGGAGGCGCTGAAAAAGACGTTTGGTAAACGCCTTACGCCTTATCAGTGCGAAATGCTGGGGCGTATTGATGGTCGCCAGGTTGCCCACCAGCCACAAATAGCCAATCTGGTTTACGGTGGTCGCATGGGGAACAAAGACACCGGAGATGGCTGGAAGTATCGCGGGCGTGGGCTTATCCAGATTACCGGGCTGGAGAATTACACCAGATGTGGCGTTGCCCTGAAACTGGATCTGGTGGCGAATCCGGGACAGCTTGAGCTGGATCGTCATGCCGCCCGTTCCGCAGCGTGGTTTTTTGTGACTAGAGGGTGTCTGAAATACTCCGGCGACCTGGTACGCGTTACGCAGATCATTAACGGAGGGCAGAACGGCATCGGTGACAGGCGAGAGCGCTTTGAAAAAGCAAAATCGGTGCTGGTATGAATCTGTTACCTGTATTGCTTAAAAAATTCTGGAAGCCATTAGCAGAAATACTGCTGGTGGCTTTTTTGTTATGTGCTGGTGCGTACTGGTGTTATTCACGAGGTTATCAGAAGGCGGATACATCCTGGAAATACCAGTGGGCGCAACGAGACCTTACCGATGCGACCGCTGCATTGCAGCGTGAAGTAACCGAACGAGCGAAAGAACAGCGTCGCCAGCACGCCGCAGATGAAGAACGGAAAAGAGCCGATGAAGAACTGGCAAAAATACAGGCCAACGCTGATGCTGCTGAGCGTGCTCGCGGTGGGCTGCAACAGCAGCTCGCAGCAGTACAACGGCAACTTGCAGGAAGTGAAACCGGCAGGCTTTCCGCTCTTGCCGCAGCAAGCCAGGCAAAAGCCGAGACCGGAATACTGCTCGCCCAGTTGCTTGGCGAAGCTGACGATCTGGCGGGAAAGTTCGCAAAAGAGGCTGATGAGCGTTATGTCGCCGGAAGCACATGCGAACGTACCTGGGACAAAGTGACCGGGCAGAAGTGAAACCTGGTGACTGCTCCCCGGCTTGAAGGCCGAGGTTTCCCGGAGGCATTCTGATGAATAGAGATTTTGACAAGTGACTTTCAGGAAAATGCCTCGCACTAGCGGGGCATTTTTACGTCTGCAGTAAACGCGCTTCACACGCGCGACTTATGAACACAGAACCTTTCAGGATGACCCTTGAGGATGCCGGTTTGGTAATCGGTGCCTTTCTGTGGGCCGGAATCCTGTGTGACAAGGTTCATCACTAAAAGGTAATCACTGATGAATTATCAAACAGTTATTGTCAATGGTGTGTCCGTTCGTGTTGATGAGGGGGGACGCTACAACTTAAACGATCTCCATGCAGCAGCAGTTGCAAATGGCGAGGCAACTGAATCTCAACGTCCCAGTAATTTTCTGAGGAGTGCACAGATTAAACGGTTCATTTCAGCACTAAAAGCCAAAGCTCAAAAAAGAGCTTTGAAAGAGATTCAACCACTTAAAGTAATAAAGGGTGGGGTTGATTCTGGTGTGTGGGGTGTTGAACTACTGGCAATCAGATATGCAGCATGGATTAAGCCGGAATTTGAAATCGAAGTTTATGAAGTTTTCAAAACGGTTGTCCGTCTCGGCGTTGGTGCTATGTCTCGCCTGAACAAAATTGACCACATCATCAACACGGAAACCAAAGCGATAAGCCAGTGCGCAAGTCAAATGGCTAAGTGGGGCGTTGGTGGGCGGAAAAGATTGCTTCACGTTGCTCGTGAGCGAGTAGTGAATGAAGTGCAAATGTATTTACCCGGCATGGTGTGATTACAGCCGGTTAATCCAGTTTGTGCATTACGACAGTACTGCTGGCCTGTCTGTCACTGTTAGCCAGCTGCGTGCCGAAGCAGAAAAACTTGCCACCCGCCTGGACGCCGCAAAGCACACCGCAAATCTTGCCGCTGCCGTCAGAAGCAAAACAGCCGACGCCACCGCCGGAATGCTTGCCGACATGCTCGGAGATATTGCAGCAGAAGCTAAACGATATGCTGCAATCGCTGACGAACGTTACACCGCCAGGATAACGTGCGAATGGATACATGGCTCTTTAAGAGAAGAAAAAAATATGTTGAGTCGGGGAAAGTCATATTGATTTTTGTTAACATTACTATTTTGGTAGGGTGGTAATTGATATAATGAAGAATTCATTACTACGAGAATTTCATTATGAGAATAAATATTGATTACCTTAAGGGCCTAACTGGACTTTTTTTAGAATCCAATCAGCACTTTTTAACCATATCTGAATTAATTGAATCGGGTTATGACATTACTACCGGAGAGGGGGCATTTCATGCACTGCTGCTTGCAGAACAGGGCTATATAAGTAATTTGAAAAATGAAACTGGAACCCCTGAGTCCATCGGTTTGTTTGTCACCAGGAGTGGAGACTTTGATTATACAAATTCAAAGCTTAGATTAACGACTGATGGTATGGAATTTGCATTGTCTCTAGATAAGGACGATGTTTTTGAGCGCTTGAAGAATCTTAGTAATGAACCTATTTCAGTAATAAAAGATGTTGGTGTTGAATTATTGAAAGGATATGCAAAAAAGAAATTTGGTTTGAGTGTTTAAATTTAGTTAAATTCCATGGTGATATTTACATTAACTATCCGTCATAATTTAACACTTAATTTCTGAATTATGGCAACACGAGGTGTAAATGGCTGAATTAAATTATGAGGCAATTGGGCGTTGCAAAGTACTTGGCGAAAGTATCAGACGACTTGATATAGACCGCAACAAGTACATCCAAGAGTTACGCGCTGAAGTATCTAGATTAAGCAAAGGTAACTCGAATGCTACTCCACCAGTGATAGTTATCTTTGATATAAATCTGATTAATACATTATCGGAGAGAATTGCCATTGCTGATAGTGATCTTATGTCAGCTGTTACAGAGTTTAACAACTGGTGCCAGGATGCAGGAGAGAAACCTGTAGTTCTTAAAGAACCTTTCCGTACATAACTGCTAGATTATCACTACCACTTATTTACATAGCCTCGCATATGCGAGGCTTTTTTATGTGCAGAACACGAGCACCACCATGGATTTTTGTAAGGATGAACCATGCCAGCACTAATTCCTCGAGCCTGTCGTAAGCGCGGCTGTCACAGTACAACAACAGATCCATCCGGATATTGTGAAGGCCATAAAAGTGAAAGCTGGAAGCAATACAAGCCAGGCCAGTCCCGACATCAGCGCGGCTACGGTTCGAAGTGGGACATTATCCGTGCGCGTATCCTGAAGCGTGATCAATACCTGTGTCAGAACCATCGACGGCAGAAGATAGCTAAGAAAGCGACCAGCGTTGATCACATCATTCCAAAAGCTCATGGCGGCACTGATGATGATTCGAATCTGGAATCGTTATGCTGGGAATGCCATCGGGCCAAGACAGCCAGAGAGAGACTGAACTGATGGTGTATATCCACTGCACATATTGTGGTTCAAAACTGCATTCAGTCGCAGTCGCTAACTGCCCAAAAACATAAGGAGGTCAGTATGTTTATGTTACTGCTCAGCGGTAACCGATATACCCCTGATACCTTCATTTCCGTCAGGCAGGTGTATGGCTCGGTGATGCAGAACGCAGGATTATCAGTGGTGGTCAGGTCTCTGCGGGGAGAGGCCGTCAGCAGAGGGCTTATGCTTAACGTGCCCGTCAGGATTGTCGGTGGAGCGGTCCTGAGTGGTGGGGACACACTGGTTAAACCGGTGAAAAGTCTCCACGGTTTTCTTTTAGTGACAAAAGAGGTGTGAGTTGACGAATACAGTTAATCCCCTGACAGTACTGGACATCAGAACGCTGGTCGGATTTAAACAGATAACGCCTGGTGAGATTACCGGGGAGCCGGTGGAGGCCCTGAAACGGTGCGGCATTACTGCTTTCAGGGACATTGTGCCAGGAAAGTCGGTTATCCGGACAGGCAGTATGATGGTGCAGGGCAATACATTTTATGGCCTGCAGGCGCAGACAGAGAAAAACATGTCTGCAGCAACATTCACGCTGGAACTGCTCCCCCGAATGCTGGATCTGAAGGTGCAGGCCATACAGGTTGGTTTCCGCATGAGTCAGAAGCCGGTAGTACTCTCGCAGGTGAACACTACTATGTTATCGATACCAAGAAATGGGACTGCGCCCACAAGGGTGAATAGTGTCAGAACAGCAACGGAGGAAACCAGCGCGTACTATGAGCTGGTAATAAGCACGGACAGTCAGGGGGTAAATGCAACTGTACAGGTGTATGTCAGCCGCCAGCCTGTGGAAAACCTTACTTTGACAATGGCTGGCAGTCACGGTGAATACCCTCTTGCACTGACGGTCGGGTCAGTATTCAGCCCGGTGAAAGAGGATGGTTTCAGCTTTATGGTCGGAGATATTTATATTGCTCAACTGGATTATAACAGCGACCACACGGTAACGCCGCATCTGCTGGGTAATCTTACGCTGGAGCCATTTAAAGTAGCCTCTTACGAGGGGGACCGGCACAGCAACACTCACGGTGAGGATATTGTCACTGCACTGAACACGCTGGACCCGAATAATGATATGGGGGTGCTGGCGGTGAAGCCGGTGGCGCAACCGGCCAGCGTGACGTTTGAGCTGCCGGACAGTACAGGGAAGGCGATACTGGGCGTGGCGCTGAATGTAGTTTATCGGGACTCTATAGCGCCGGAAAACCGGCTGCGTTATCAGATAACCGAAGGCACAACACAGCTGCCGGTGGAGATTATCACCGAGCGAAGGGCGGATGTGACCGGGTTTACCACATTTAGTAAGTTCATGGCATCCCCTGTGGATGGTGGAGAATGGAATGCCGAAAATCTGGCGTTCAGTATGAACCTGTTAAACAATCCTGGCGAGGGGCGTTAAACAGAAAGTTTCCTGCAGGCATCACGAAGTGAAACCCGGCTCCGGCAATCATCAAAATGCCTCCGGGAATCCCCGTCCTTCAGGGCGGGGAGCAGTCAATGGGGAAATTACCGGGAAGTGAAATCTGCATGAAAATGGAATACCAGGAAGGAGGTGCTGAGTCCCGTCTGAAACTACGTGTGAATAATGAGCAGACTAAATGGAATGTGTCCTAAATATGATTGAAAGCGTTGCATTAAAGATATTAAAACCTTGAGGATATTTAAGTATCAGTACTGGATGGATGATAGTGAGATGATGTGAGGTATATTTTCAAAAGAAATTAATAGCTGCTGTATTTTTGATATTAATAATATAAAAGGAAATGAAATATGCCGTTAAGTTTTTCAAGTTTAAGTTTAAATACCTTTGATGGGAGCGGGAGCATAGATACATATACGTTGGATATGCTCGACAGTATACGTAATGAAGCCAGACCTGCTGATGGCGGGACTGGGTCGACTGAAATTCAGGTGCAACTATCTGATGTGCTATACCAGGTATGCCATCGGCCCGATAAAGGCTTATTTAACGTGGTTCCGTTGTGTGAGCCGGGGCTGGATCGTTTTTCTTGTCAGGTAAGGGAGGGCAATGCAAAAAAGCTGGCAAAAGAATTAAACATTTCATGGAAGATTGATTTATGTAATTTTCAGGTTGAATCAGGAAGTTTTGCATGTTCTGAAGAATATTTAACATGTCCGATAACGATGGCTATTCCAACAAACGGTATTTTTGTTAAAGCATCATCACGGTCAGATGTTTGTCACTTATTTGATAAAGAGGCATTCTTCAATGTACTGTCCCTGGAGTTAAGACACCCTTTGAGTCAGGAGCCTATCCGTAGTGATATGATAGTTAGAAAGAGCGAATGTTATTTTAATACCGAACGTGATTGTTTTACCTTAAGATAGAATCTGATTAAACATTATCAGATGAACATGAACTTTGTACGGACAGGCGGAGGCGGCTGTCTTCACAGCTTACGAGTCTGAGGAGTAAGAGACCCGGCAGCGAGAAATCCCCGCCACCTCTGATGTAACAGGTACTTCAATGCACCCGTACTTAACCCGCTGGGCGGGTTGGCGGGAGGGTAGATTATAATTAAAGCCCACTCAGATGGCTTTTTAGCAAGGCTTATCCGAGAGAGCCGTAAAACCCCGTCCTTTTGGGGCGGGGATATAAGGCGTGCCCTTGATCTTCTAACTAACCAAGAATCCCCTTCCTTTAGGGAGGGGAGTGTCAAATTACGCCCAGGCCAGTGGCAGGATGGATGACAGAACACCCGGGAAATGTTCTCTGGCATGACGTTGCATATCATACGCCACAATGCTGGTACAGGTAAAGGCATTATGGAGGCCGTGAAAACGGTTGGACCAGTCGGTAAGCTTGTCTACGGACGGGAATATTTCCGGAGACAGTTCATACGCTTTCTGCATCAGCGCCTCCGCATAGCCTCTCAGGATAGTCGGAGAATCGTGTTCAGTGCCGAAAATAGCGCTGGAGGAATAGCGTGCGAATGCGGTACTGAGACAGAACAGGGTTTCCGCCTGTTTCTGTGGGGTGGCATCAGTCAGGTGATAAGCATTGAGGATATGCTGGTAGTGTGGCGGGCTGAGTTTACCTTCAGGAAGCAGGGATTCAAAAACAGCGTTCAGACGTGACTGTGAAGGGGCATCAACAAACTTCACGTCGGAATATTTCTGTTTCGTGGCGGCAATAAACTGCTGGTTAAGCTCCCTGTGTTCTTCAGAGCTTAGGATGGTATCAATCAGTTGCCCAAAGCGTCGCTGTTGGGCCTGCTGATTAAATGCGGTGTGAAACACCGGAAAGTCATGACGGAATAATTCTTCCGGAGAGATTTGCGCGGTGGAGACGTTCTCTCCCCCTCTCAGCAGGTAAAAGCGGTCCCATGCAGTGTCAGGTTTGGGGTTTAACATCGTTGACAGTGTGTCAGCGGAGAGCATCATCGCCGTGTCAGAAGCTCGGGAGGAGAGCAGCAGGAAATTATCTGCAGCGCTGGTTGTCCAGTCCGGGCTGCCGTCATAATCGCCGAACAGCCCATTATTGATGTGTGGAGACACCAACGGGTGAGCAAGATACCGCTCATAAAGTGCCGCGGCTTTCTGGCGGATGTCATCAGTGCAGTCCACGCCTGTCATACAGTGTACAATCACCTGATTAAAGAATCCGCTGTGAGTGGTCATGGCGGCGCTGTTCCTGTCAAACGAATCCAGCAGCACAGGCAGTATGCGCTGCTGATGATATGTGTCAGGAGCTGGCAGGGGAACGTCATTATAGGTCTGGCACTGATGGGCAAAAAAACTTTCCTTAACAGGCCTGAGCCACTCGCTGATAAGTACACTTTGCGTATAGGGGGGGTGGGCCAGCACGCTTACCAGCGAACTTTCAACTGGCCGGATATGTGCCTCTGATAAGCAGCCACTCCGCAATGACTTAACCAGGTCTTCCATTGCCCGGACTTTTTCCTGACTGTATTTATCGGGCAGGCTGTCAATGGTCATCAGAATACTTTTACCATCATTGTGTTCATGATTTAAAAATCCATCCACAGCGTTCTCAGTCCAAAGGAGTGGCATTTGTATCCAGATATCACCTAAACGAATAAAATCTCCGCCCCCTGATTTTGACGGAGGTGATGAATTATCCGGTTCATTTAAAATAACGCCAGAGAGGTTTGCTTTGTGATGCATACACGTATTTTTTAATGTTGTATTAATAAAAGAGGGCTGTTGTTGTGTAAAAACTGAATACTGTAAAAACGCATTATTCATATCTGAATGACTAAATTTCGTATTGCTGCAGATTGCACCACGCAGTGTCGAATAAGTGAACCGGCATTCGTCAAAATGTAAATCAGATATATCAGAATGAGCGAAATTTGAATTTGAAAAGTTGAACCCCTTAAGGATATCGCCGTCTCGCTCCATGAAGCTGGAAGGCAATATTTCACTGAATAAAATGTAACGGAAATCTGCGCCTGAAAAATCAAGTTCTGTGGTCGAGAGAGTTTCTCCGGCTTTCTGTCGTAAAACTGCATCCGTGAGTTTCTTAGCCCATTCGGCAGGTGATGACGGGGAAGACGTAGCCTGAAGTGAGAGGGAGGGTGATACTGGTGGTGTTCTGGCTTCAGAAACCGTTGGCCTGTTATTGGCTGATACAGAGACTCCACCGGGGAGTGGGGCCGCACCTGTCACTCTGTAATTATAATCACGTGATTGATTTGCAATATTCTTATGCATGAATGCTGTAGTAATTTTTGAGACATCTTCCGCTGAAATATTTTTCTTACAGGTGTTATTTGTGTCAGTAATATTTTTAACAGTAATCAATGTTTTGTTTAAGGTGTTTTTATCTTTCGGATGAAAGAATTTTTTTATTTTTTGTGGTAACGCGAATTCAATCGGTGAGTCCTTTCCTATTTTAAATTTTTCATTTAAAGATATAGGTGTGTTTTTAACGCTGGTTATTTCTGAGGAGAACCGGTTTTTCGTACGCTCATGGATAGTTTTAACTAATTTTTTAACCTGGAAGGGAATGGTGGAAAAATTAATTCTGCTTGATGATATATTCATTAAAATCCTTTATCAACATCTGTTATGGAAAAACGCTCTGGCTTTTTAACGCCTTAAAAGTAAGTTCCATATGTTGCTATTGCAATAGCGATCACAATTCATCATATTATCTGGCATGTTTCTTTCAGAAAGTGTCCATTCTGTCATTATGTTTTGAAATAACCCACCGTGTGGTGGGGGCTGACGTATCTGCGGAAAAATACAGGTATAAGGGAGCGGGTCGGGTACCGAAGCCCATGGATGCGCAAAAGTGAACCCGCTTCGATGCCCAACCGTTGCCAGGCCAATCCGCTGGCGCCTGATTGACAGCTCCCCGCCCTGAAGGACGGGGATTCCCACTTCAACGAGCCGAACCTAAGCCGCTTTGAGCGATTCAGGATTTACAGGCTCTCCGTGGGCTAACACTGCCAGCCCGGCAGCTTTGATACTACGTGCCGCGTTAACGTCCCTGTCGTGGTCAGTTCCGCACTCAGGGCACTGCCATTTACGAACATCAAGAGGCATTTTTTTCATGGTGAAACCGCAACAGCTACAGCGTTTTGAGGACGGGAAAAACTGGTCAATGGCGACTACTGACCGCCCGGCCCATTCGCCTTTGTACTGGAGCTGGCGCACAAGTTCGCCCCAGCTCGCGTCTGCTATCGCTTTGGACAGCGACGGGTTGCGGAGCATGTTCTTCACTTTCAGGGATTCGACGCAAACAACTTGGTTATCGTTAATCAGTTTGCGGGATGCCTTGTGCAGGGCATCCAGTCGGCAATCAGCAATTTTCGCGTGGAGTCGGGCCACCTTTAAGCGGGCTTTGGCGCGGTTCTTTGAGCCTTTGGCCTTTTTGCTTAACCGGCGCTGGAGTAGTGCCAGGCGAGCCGCGTATTTAGCGGTATGGCGGGGATTGCCGGACCTGAATCCGGTATCGGTGACGAACAAATCTTTTAAACCAACATCAATGCCGACCATTGAAGAGGTGATCGGCAGTGATGCGGGTTCAAATTCGCAAAGGCACGAAACAAAGTACCGCCCTGCGGCATCTTTGGAAATGGTGACGGTAGACGGCACGGACGGCAGCGGACGACTCCAGCGCACGTCTAAGGGGATTTTGCTCTTTGCCATGTACAGCTTGCCGTCGCGGTATTTAAACGCGCTCGCAGTGAACTCAGCCGCCTGCCTGTGCCGTTTGCTTTTGAATGTCGGATATGCAGCCCGTCCGGCGAAGAAGTTAGCAAAGGCGGTTTGTTGGTGGCGCAAAGACTGCTGGAGGGGAACGCAGGAAACGTCGTTAAGCCAGGCAAATTCCGGCTCCTTTTTCAGCGCCGTAAGGCGAGCGTTGGCCTGTAGGTAACCGATCTTTTCCTTTCGCTCGTAGTACGCATCGGTACGCCAGCGGAGGATGGAGTTGTAGACGAAACGCACACAACCGAACGTCTGAGCTAAAAGCTCAGCCTGCTCAGTCGTGGGGTAAAACCGGTATTTATATGCGCGTTTCATAGCCTCACATATTAAAGAGGAAAATGTGATTATGCAAAAGACAGTTAGCCGGAAAACCGCCTCCTTTCCTCCCCGGCCTGAAGGCCGGGGTTTCCCGGAGGCATTCTGATGACTGAAAATACTCTGCTCCGGGACGAGCTTTCGTGATGTTGAAAAAATACCACTCCCTCCTTTCAAAAAGCGTATCAGCTTGATAATACGTTTGAGAGCGAGTGCTTAGCTAACCCGGAGATTCACTATGCAGTTTTCAACGACCCCAACGCTGGAAGGACAAAGCATCGTGGAGTACTGCGGTGTGGTGACGGGCGAAGCCATTTTAGGTGCCAATATTATTGGTGCCTGGTCTGACGCCCGGCGAGTGGCGCTTTATCCCTGCATCCATATAGTCGATTGCCTTTTGGAGTTCTTCAATCAAAGTAATGGCTTTCGTCCGTGAGATACACATAAACTGGTCAAGGAACTCTTGCAACGTCAGTAGCATTCCTGAACTGACAGATTTTGAAGTGAGCTATTCACTTCTCACGAACGAGGTCTATCTGTCCACCTCATTTACAGACAACATGGCCTGTATACCAAACTGGCCGTTGGAATCTGTACTGGTCATATGGTTATCTGATACTGTTTTTTTTGTACAGTTCATTATTCGGTGGTTGTGTAAGTGTAGTCAAGTGGATATGCCTGACTGGAAAGAATATTGTTTGTTTGATAGGAGCTAACTTTTTGTTTTTGCTGAATGTTTGAAATAAAGTAGTATTCTTTCTATTTATTATAACCACATGATAATAAATAAATTTTTTCCGGTCTTGAAAACCGGCGACCCGAAAGGGTTCCAGAGTTCGAATCTCTGCGCTTCCGCCAGATTAAACAAGGGGTTACCGAAAGGTAACCCCTTTGTTTTTGGGCTGTTAGAATACACTTAGAATATTCACTTAGAATATTTTCCCTTGTTCCTTTAACGGCAGACAAAAAAATCCCGCCGAAGCGGGAGAATTTCAGGCCTGGATGAGACGCTTAAACAGCAACTGTTTGATGTCCTGACGGTGCGACAAAATCGCATGTGCTGTTACTGTCGAGCCATCCACCGAATACAAAACACGATACCCGCCTGCGGTATTGCATTCCCGGTATTTTGCCACCCCGAGTTTCATCAGTTCCGGGCAAATCTGACAACCGAGCGGAAACTGGCCTACCTGTTTCTCAAATTGTTCGAGAATTTCTGAAACCACAGGTTTAGCTTCTACCTCATGCCGGTGGAGAAAACTTGCGATATCGTCGACGCAGGTTTTGACGGTGTGTGTGTATTCGATTTTGACTTTTTCCATTACTGGATCCTTATATCAATTTCTCTCATATAAGCCCGTCCAGTAACTGCTCCTTTGAATATACGTTGCCATTGGTTTTGTCCTGCTCTGACAGGGTAAGAAGTTTCAGAAGAGCAATGGCGTTTTCCCGCTCCTGTTGCTGAGCATATGACTCAATAACATACGCGGGTACACCATTTTGAGTTACCAGTATTGGCTCTGACAATTCGAGAGAAGCAGCATTCTTCTTGACGAAGCTGATCGTTTCTACTCGCATTAGGCGTAACCTCGCTTTAAATAAAATCCTCAGGATTGTTGATTCGGCCTAAATATAGACCATATTTAGGCCTTTGACAACTATGCGAACTGGCTGATAGCCGGGATATCAAGGGAAGGGGTTACTTTAACCTTACGATCGTAAACCAGTACCTGGCTCTCGGTTTTGTGGCCGGAGAATAGCTGCTTATCGCGACTCGATCCTTTATAGTCAGAAATCGCCTTTGCTTTGATGTCGTGGAATGTACATCCGAACGGTGTTCCGGCTTTTTGCTCTGCGGCTTTTTTTGCTTTGTCCCACCACTTATTAAGTGTCCTGCCCGTCACCTTTTCGCCGTTAGCGTTGGTGATAACATATTTTCCATTTTCGCCCATAGTATTTCTCGCGAGTTGAAATGCGGAACGAAGGCGAGGAGACTGCTCCTTAATTTGTTTCTTCCCGGTTTTTGTTCTGCTCAATAAACAAATCAGCATCCATCACATCACCCGAGACCTTCTCCAGAACGTCCCCTGGCGGGCGGCGCACAAATACGAAACTTCCATCGCAACGCGTAATGTAGGTGTGGTTTCTTCATAAATCGCCGCATAATGCTCATCACTGATGTAGACGGTACGTGGTTTCGAGATAAATTTACGTCCCCTTTTTCAGGGGTTCCCCTTCACATATCCACGTGCAAATCCCCATCCGTAAACACGGCTAAGGCTCGCGAGCTGTGTCTTACTTTTCAGCCTTCTCTTGCCCATAAAAATTCTGATGTGTTCTGTTTTTACCGTGTCTGCACGCATTTTCCCAAAAACAGCCAGCAGATTACGCTGGGGCTGGTGATACTCTTTTTGAATTCGTGGTGCTGGCTCGGTACTGGCATTTTATCGGGGATATTACCGGGGGGCGAAATCTGCATGAAAATGGAATACCAGGAAGGAGATCAGGAACTCCATCTGTGAACACGGCTCAATAATGAGCAGACTAAATGGAATATGTCCTAAATTTGATTGAAAGCGTTGCATTAAAGATATTAAAACCTTGAGGATATTTAAGGATCAGTACTGGATGGATGATAGTGAGATGATGTGAGGTATATTTTCAAAAGAAATTAATAGCTGCTGTATTTTTTATATTAATAATATAAAAGGAAATGAAATATGCCGTTAAGTTTTTCAAGTTTAAGTTTAAATACCTTTGATGGGAGCGGGAGCATAGATACATATACGTTGGATATGCTCGACAGTATACGTAATGAAGCCAGACCTGCTGATGGCGGGACTGGGTCGACTGAAATTCAGGTGCAACTATCTGATGTGCTATACCAGGTATGCCATCGGCCCGATAAAGGCTTATTTAACGTGGTTCCGTTGTGTGAGCCGGGGCTGGATCGTTTTTCTTGTCAGGTAAGGGAGGGCAATGCAAAAAAGCTGGCAAAAGAATTAAACATTTCATGGAAGATTGATTTATGTAATTTTCAGGTTGAATCAGGAAGTTTTGCATGTTCTGAAGAATATTTAACATGTCCGATAACGATGGCTATTCCAACAAACGGTATTTTTGTTAAAGCATCATCACGGTCAGATGTTTGTCACTTATTTGATAAAGAGGCATTCTTCAATGTACTGTCCCTGGAGTTAAGACACCCTTTGAGTCAGGAGCCTATCCGTAGTGATATGATAGTTAGAAAGAGCGAATGTTATTTTAATACCGAACGTGATTGTTTTACCTTAAGATAGAATCTGATTAAACATTATCAGATGAACATGAACTTTGTACGGACAGGCGGAGGCGGCTGTCTTCACGGCTTACGAGTCTGAGGAGTAAGAGGCCCGGCAGCCAGAAATCTCCGTCACCTTCGATATGTCAGGTATCCTCAACGCACCCACATTCAACCCGCTACGGCAGGTTTTTTAATGTTCGGGAAATACTGGCACGACAAGAGGCTGCGATGGAGGCCTGATAACGGACGAGGTTTACAACAATGGCTATTCTACGCAATACGAAAATATTTTGCGTCTGGCCGGAACTGGTGATGGGGAGATATTAATCGGATGGAGTGGGGTAACGGTGCGCCAGCTCCCGCCTATCTCTGTGGCCATCGTGATGCCGCTGACGCTGAGTGGTCCGAATGGGCAATGCTCTACACCTTACTAAATCCGCCACTGGTTCGTATCCAGTAGGGGAGGCGATTGTATGGCTGTCTGATGCCACTCCAGCAGGTTACGCCCTGATGTACGGGCAGTCCTTCGATAAATCTGTTTACCCGCCACTAGCGATAGCCTATCCAGCCGGCGTTATTCCGGGCATGTGCGGCTGGACAATCAAAGGTAAACCCGCAAGCAGCCGCGCAATGTTGTCACAGGAAATGAGCGGTAACGAATCGCACAGTCATAGCGCCAGGACGCAGGATACCATAGGGAGACTGGTAGACTGTGTTGATACCTCAAGCCCCACCAGGTCGGAAATACCAACATGATGCGTTTTGTACGGGCTGGATTTCCGGTACACTGTTGTACTCATATTCACACTTAAAATATTCTTATCATTCTTATAAACAATTTATATAAATTGTTTTGCATGTTAGCATTCCATATTGGTTTAAATTCACAGGATTTTTTAAGAGGTATGACCACTATAGCAATTGTTACTGCTTATTTTGATATAGGCAGAAGCCAATGGACATCTCAAAATGGATTTGCTCCATGCATTGAACGAGATACTGATGAATATATGGCCTGGTTTTCTAATCTTGCACAACTTGAAAATGATATGGTTATTTTTACCTCACCTGACCTCAAACCCAGGATTGAGGAAATCCGGAGAGGAAAACCAACAACGATTGTTACATTAGATTTCAATAAAGAATTTCATCATATCAGGAACCGGATTGCCTCTATACAGTCAGATGTAACGTTCAGGCTTAGAACACCTGTCGAGCAGCGCGGGAATCCAGAGTTCCTGTCGGCTGATTACGTTTTACTCTGCAATCTGAAAACATACTTTGTAAATAAAGCTATCAGGCAGGGGTTGATCAAAGACGACATGGTTGCCTGGATTGATTTTGGATATTGTAGAGATTCAGATACCACGAATGGAATAAAAACGTGGTCCTGGTCCTTCAATAAGGAAAAAATGCATTTTTTTACGATTAGAAGGGGTCTTAAACTTGAAACACTGGAATCAGTATACAACTGTATGTCAGGTAACCGTGTGTATATCATCGGTGGCGTTCTGGTCGGAGCGCTGGAAAAGTGGCAAGAATTTTACAGATTGGTGTGGCATTGCCAAAAAAAGGTGTTGAGAGAAAATATTGTGGATGATGATCAGGGGATATTTCTAATGTGTTATTATTATAGACCTGACATGATAAAGTTAAACTACCTGGGTAAAAACAAGTGGTTTGATTTATTCAGATGTAAGGGAAGGCGAACGATTCGTACTTTTTTTCGCAAGATGAGAATATTATGTCTATACAAATGAATGTGTTAATTTATAAAAAGCCAGGCATGTAGATTATGCCGGGCTTTTAAAAACTGAGAGATTTATTTTTTACCCTGTATCTCTAAATGAGACTGGTTTTCATTTGCCGATTTCACTCTGTCATTATTCATTTCACTATTAACAATCTTTTTATTAAGCATATAACCAATGAGACATGAAAGGATAGACTTAATCATTAGACCACTTAGCCATCTGTCCTTGCTTCTGAATTGTTCAGCGAATGAACAATCAAATTTGTCATTGGTAGATTTATATAGAAAGGTATGTACCATTGCTCCCTGCCTATCATAATCCCATGACCTTTATTGATCATTTGTTGATGACACCAGATGCCAGGTCGGAAATGGCGTAAACCCAGCATCGCAGGAACCCGGTAGCAGACTGTAAGGGCAGATAGCACTTCCGGGCATATATCTACTGAAAAATCAACATATATAGAATTGACTCCAGATCAGAATAATGTATTTCTATTCCTCCTCCGGTGAAAGTGGTTCCTCCTTAATCTGCACTAAGCGTAATGCCATGCCCGGTTCAAAATGCTGGTAATCCGCTCCGTAGTCAAACCACAGTTCTTCCCCGGCGGAGATGTCGCGTGTGGTGAGGTAAAAGGTAATATTCTTTCCGACAAGGACCGCGCTGACGTTCTGTCTTGCTTCTGCCTCCGCGGTCCGGCGGCCAAATACCGGGTTGTTAATCAGGCTGAGGAGATTTCCCTGCGGCCAGGCAGAAACGATTCGCTCCTGGCTTCGTGTGGCAAAGTAATAATTACTGGCTTCCCTGCCGTATTCTTTTTCATATTCATACCGTACCGTTTCGCTTTCCAGCAGGCGGCCGGAGTAGGGCCCCAGTACGGTGAAGGCGGGAAGGTCAGTACGCGCGTAAACGGTGCGCCCCCGGTAGCCGTCGCTGTCATCAAGAGGAATCGACACGGTCATCATGTCATTCATGCGCGCATCATGGTTACCTTCATTTTGCAGGAACCACTGGACATCCTGATTAATCCGGGCTTTTGTCTCCCGGGGGAGCCGGTTAAAAAGGCTCCCCCAGAGAGTGACCTGTAAGGTCTCCTTTCTGCCTTCTGCCTGTGCCAGAACCGATACCGTCGGGTCACGCCAGTGCTGCAGAATCGGCAGGTTATTGTTTATCTGATGCGTCCGCCAGGTCACGGCGTCTTCCTCTTTCTTAATCTGTTTTGTCGTTGGAACCGGAATATCTTCCCCTGCCACGGGGATGGCGCGCTTATCGCCGCTGCTTGCCAGAGATGTATCCGCCCTGACGGTGAGTGACCCCCTTCCACCCGTGGATGTTGAAGGCTGTGAACTGTCCTGCGTGACAGTGGTGGTGAATAACGTGCTGCCGTGGGGCATTTTGCTGTCTGCCGGTGCCAGAGATTGTCCGGTACGTTCGTTGGATATCCCCTGTGCCTGCGCCCATGTTCTCTGGCCGCCAGCCTCGCGTGTCGCCTCCGTCGACAGGTTCCGCCATGTCTGCATCGGGGAATCGGTAACAGGGGCATTCCTTTTCTTTGACTGCTGCAGCCGCACTACACCGCGGGGTGCCAGTCCGGTGTTTGTCAGAAAGGTTCTGGCACTTCCGACGGATATTCCCTGTGCCTGCGCCCATGCTACCCAGCCACCAGCCTCGCGTTTCGCCTCTGGTGTCATGTCCCGCCACGCTCGAATCTGTTTACTGGTAATAGAGGTTCCTTTTCCCTCTGGCGGCCGCAGGCGCGCCACGCCGCTGGAAGTCAATCCGGTGTTTGTCAGATAGTTCGCTGCACTTATGATATTTATTCCCAGTGCCTGCGCCCATGCTTTCCAGCCGCCAGACTCGCGTTTTGCCTCCGGTGTCAGGTCCCGCCACGTCTGAATCTGGGTTTTGGTAATAGGGACGTCCCTTTTCCCGGGCGGCTGCAGCCGCGCCACACCGCGGTATGTCAGTCCGGTGTTTGTCAGAAAGGTTCTGGCACTTCCGACGGATATTCCCTGTCCCTGCGCCCATGCTACCCAGCCACCAGCCTCGCGTTTCGCCTCCGGTGTCATGTCCCGCCATGCTCGAATCTGTTTACTGGTAATAGAGGTCCCTCTTACTTCTGGCGGTCGCAGGCGTGCCACGCCGCCGGGAGACAATCCAGTGTTTGTTAAAAAGTTCGCTGCACTTCCGACGGATATTCCCTGTGCCTGTGCCCATGCTCTCCAGCCACCCGCCTCGCGTTTCGCCTCCGGTGTCAGGTCCCGCCACGTCTGAATCTGGGCGTCGGTAATAGAGGCTCCTCTTCCTTCTGGCGGCTGCAGTCGCGCCACACCGCGGAGTGTCAGTCCGGTGTTTGTCAGAAAGCTTTTGGCACTTCCGACAGATATTCCCTGTGTGTGCGCCCATGCTCTCCAGCCGCCAGACTCGCGTTTCGCCTCCGGTGTCAGGTCACGCCACGCCCGAAGTTGTTTGTCCGTAATGGAGGGGCGCTTCGCCTCAGCCGGCAACAACCGCTCTATGCCGCGCGGAGTCAGTCCGCTGTTTGTCAGATAGTTCTCAGCATTCCTGATGGCTATTCCCTGTGCCCGCGCCCATACTTTCCAGCTACCAGCCTCACGTTTTGCCTCCGGCGTCAGGTCACGCCACGCCTGAAGTTGTCTGCTTGTAATGGAGGAAAACTTCTTCCCGACCGACAATAACCGCGCTACGCCGCGGGGAGTGAGTCCGCTGTTTGTCAGATAGTTCCTGCTACTCTCGATGCCTATTCCCTGCGCCCGCGCCCATACTTTCCAGCTACCAGCCTCACGTTTTGCCTCCGGCGTCAGGTCATTCCACGCCTGAATCTGCGCGTTGGTAATGGAAGGGAGCTTTGGGCGCGCTCCAGGCTCTGTTACGGTAGCGGTCCTGCTGTCAGAGCTTACTGACAACGGTAGTTCTTCCTGGGAATGTGCTGCATGCCATTCCGGGTCGCTCAGAAGGAGTGTGACAGTAGGAAAGTTGCTGCTTTTACCGGCGGCAATTGCGCATTGGGTTTCACCTGTGCCGACCATTCGCTCTGCCGTAAAATTTGCCTGCCGTCCCGGGGACGCCAGTGCTTTTAGCCTTAAAAAGCGCTTCAACCTGTCCGGTGCCGGTGTGCCTTCCTCCGGCTGATAAAAAACGCGAAAGCAGTGTGCAGCCTCATCCTGAGCGGTCAAGGGGAACCAGTCCCGGATATCGTTCCACGCCCGGCTTAAGTGGGTATCTGAGGTGCTGCTGGCTGCTGGTGCGTGAAAATGAATGACTGACCCGATACCCCGCAT